AACGTATCACTTAGATTTTTAGTGATCTTCTCTGCTTTGTCCAACACTTTTTGTTCTGATTCGTTTTCTAATTTTTCTATCGCAATAGCAGAGCGAAGAGCGATAGCATCTTTTTGTTGATCAATTTTTTCTTTGTCAGTTTGTTCTCGTGCTTCAGCTTTGTCTTTTTCTAGTGCAAGTTTAGCTCGAGCTTCTTTTTCTTTACGTTCGTTTTCTTCACTTCGAATGTCTAATTCTTTTTGTTTTAGTTCAACAAGTGGGTCCTCTTGATTCACATTTAACATTTCATCCATATCTTCAATGTACTCAGCTATTAACTGAGATTGACGAACCGCAACTAGGTTTTGCATTTCTGCCATAGCCTGCTGTTGTATTTGTTGCATCTCTTCTGGAGATGATCCTTGAGCTTGCTGCATTTGTTCCTGCATTGATTCTTGCATTGATTCCTGTATATCTTCTTGGGCTAGCAATGAGATATGTTGCATAATATGTGCCTGTATGTTTGACATAACTTGTGGGTTCGTTTTTGTAATTGCACTACCGAGCAGTACTATATGGGAAGCAATATGTGCTTGATGATTTTGTCCCGGAAATGCTTGTGCTGTCATGCCTGCGGTTAACTCTGCGTTCTCTAGCGCAGGGTCTTTTGGTTGAGGTTGAGGTGGAGGTGGCATCAAAGCCTCAATGTTTTGTACGCCCATAGCTTCATACATTCTTCTGTATGCTTCAGGTAAGCTGTGCATCTGTGGCGCAGCTTGCGCTAGTTGTAATTGTTGTTGTGCCAAAGTCACACGTTGTGTTACTGAAAAAATGTTTGGGTCAGATACAGGTATTACATCAATACGTCCATCAAAATCTTGAGACATAATTGTTTGTTCCGCACCTACAATTTGATAAGGATAGTTCTGAGGTAATGTTGCTGCAAATAATTTTGCTAACAACTTAAATTCTTTTCCTTGAGCAGAATGCATTCTTTTGTGAATTGCAGACATAACTTTCATGCCTCTCTCAAGAAGAGCCATAGTTGTACCAACAGGGTTTACTTCGTTACCTTCACCGAGTTTCATGTCAGCAACAGCAGCAAATGATTTACCGCTTTCAATTACAAAACCTAATAGCTGATACAATGTGCCAGACGGCTCTTTGTATGGTAGTGGTACAAGCGATCCTGCAATGTCCCCCGCTGGAGCATCAACGTCTCTAAATTCTCCGGGAACTAGAGGTTGATCATCATCGCGGATACGTAAGCCTCTTGCTTTGAAACCAGAGGGTAAGTTTGCGAGTGTGCCGGCGTCAATAAGTTGTCGTAATATAGAGGTTGCAGACTTTGATAAACCACCAAGCATGTGAATAAGACCAAAACCATAAAAGCCAAGGCCGGGTAAAAATTTGTAGTGCACAAAATATTGTTTTTTGTTTTTAAATTTATCTGCTTCATTCCAGTTTCTACGTATTGACAGTACAGTTGATGAACTCTCATCAATAGTTACAATATAAGGTAAACTGATACCACTTTCTTCGCCTGCCTCATTGGCATCTTCGTATCCGGGCAAATCTAAATCAGTGTGTATTTCTAAAATTGTATGTATGTCATCTTTTGTATAAATTCTTTTCTTACCATCAAGAGAATCAATTTTTTCTTTTACTGCATCTGTGTCTGGATCACCCGGCTCATCTAATTCAATATCTCTATAGAAACCTGTTGCTTGATATTTACGCACGTCGTTTGCTGACATCTTAACAACATGAGTAATTCGCATACATGTCATTAGATCTGTAGAATCGTAAGGAACAACTAAATCTTGAGATGATACAAATTTGGAAACGGGTCTACCTAGTTTTTCATCAAAGTAAATTTTACGAAACGCCGAACCTGACAATGGAAGATGAAATAACATTTGATCAAGTTCGGGCTCATACTCCTCCATGACATGGGAAAGCTGGTAATTCATATATTCTTTTACACGTTTTGATTGTGCTTCGACTTGTGGATTGGTTGCACCCATGATTTGAGTTTTTACAGGGCCACCTGATGGAAATAATTCTTTGTATGATTGCGCTTGAAACTGTGTTACTGATTCTGCAAGTAGTGGGTGTGTTACACCAGACGCACCGGGAAACGGATCGCTTCGATCTTCATACGACATACCTAATAAGCCTAAACCTTCTGCATAGGTGGACGCCCATTCTGCTCTAGAATCATCATCTGCTTCATACGCTTCCATCAAATCATCTGATATTGAAGCTAAATCAGACTCATCCATAAATTCAGCTAAATTAGAGATGTGCTCTTCTTCTACGGGAGCATCAGGACCAAAATTAATTGTAGCACCTCCATCTTCATCTAATTCAGTACCATCATTTAATAATTCAACATCTTCGGGTAAAACATTTTCTGCTTCTAAATTAAACTTCATTTGTTCATTTAAAGGCATATCTTTTTCTATTGGCATATTTTTTTCCTATATAAACTGTTGTATTTCTTCTGGAGTGTAAAACTCTAAAAGATCATTAATGCTATACATTGCTCCATCGTCACCTTCAATCATTTTGTCGTCCATTTTACCCATATATTCGTAACCTATTTTATCGAGAACTACTTCGCTTGCATTTACTTCTGTTGGTTCAAATAGAGCCATCATAGCTCCCGCAGGAGAGGCTTTTGCTAACTTGTATACTGCGCCTAAAGCTCCGAGCCCCATTGCACTATCCTTTAGTTTATTTGATGCCATTGGTTTAGCTACGTTTGCAAGACCAGAAACAACTCCTGCACCAGCNTANCCTATACGTCCACCATCGGCCTCTAGTACTCGACCTGTAATCTGAAATATCTCAGCATCGATGTGAGAAAAATCTTCACCTATTTCTTTTAAATAACGTTTCTCATTTAACAGTTCTGATATTCTATTTTCCCCGGGCATCTTCTAGCTCTCTGTTAAATTAATTTATTTTCTACTTGTCTTAAAACTTCTTTATTAAATTGTGATAAATTCATACCTGCATTGTGCAAGAATCCTTTTGCAATTCCATCTCCATTATAATCAGCAAATTCAATGTCGTTAATCCATATTCGTCTATCACTAGTATCTAAAGAATAAACAACAGGAATTTTATCTATTTTAACGGAGATAGGGCTGTCCTGTACCATTATAAAATTACCATCTTCTTTAACATAGTGACTTCCTGCAACTGTTACACCTTTATAGTCGTGTATTTCATCGGATGCTTTAAATTGGAATACTCCAGTGACTTCTCCGCCTTTAGTTTGATCTCCAAGTTTCACATCTTTTATTTTCTTTTCAGATCCATCTATCATTTGTACAAGGGTATCAGGATCAAAACAGAAACCTCCACCAGTTATTCCTCCGCCGCCTCCGGGTCGACCCATAGGAGGATCAGGTCTTCCACCCGGTCTTCCGGGTGCAGGAGAAGATCCGCCGCCTCCGCCGCCGCCTCCGCCTCCGCCTCCTCCTCCTCCGGGTCTTGGAGTAATAGGAGCTGCCACGGGTGGAGGTGGAGGTGGTGGTATATAAGGTTGAATAACATCAGGAGATTGATTTGCAATCATCTCTTGTCTTTTTCTTATAGACTCAAAAAAATCTCTTTCAGCTTCTTGTTGTAAAATCGTTTTGTAGTCAACCTGAGGCTGAATAACATCTGGACCAAATAATTGTTCTAGTGTTGGAGTTGATGTTCCTTTCGTGTACGTAAGAGCATCTAAATTTCGTCTACCAAAATCCGCAGTTGGTCCGTAACCATAGGTATAAGGATTAGGAACACGAGACGGAGAACCTCCCGGACCCGGAGTTGGTTTACCATGAATAATTGTTCCGGGCTTTATAGGGCCTCCTCCGGGTTTTCCGGGTCCGGGTTTTGGAATAGTCATTGGAGGCGGAGGTGGTCCTCCAAACGGAGGCATGATGTTAGGTGGAATAGGAAAGGGAGCTGGGTTTGGTTTTCCGGGATACGGAGGCATGATGTTAATTGGTTTTTTAATTTGGCCGGGGTTAAAAAATCTATTTGCTCCACCCGTTGGCATGTTCATTCCAGATGTGTATGTTGTACTTCCGTCCGGGCTTTGTGTTTGCGTTCCGCCACCTGCAAGATAGTTTGCCATGGTTGCCGCGCCGTCTGGATCAAGAGTGTTTTCTATTCCATAGTTTCCAGACACCTTCATAAGTTTTTGAAGAAGACCTCCTAGGCCATATCCTGCTCGAAAAGATTTCATGCTGTAGCTCATTTGATGTTTCCTATAACTTACCCTTGTAGTGCTGACTTAGAATACTGTTTTTATTGTTTCGCGTCAACTTCCTTTTCATCAAGCCTGTTCCAGAAATCATCTAAAGCGTTGTGCTCGCAGTTTGCACATTTGCATACTGCACACTGACCGTTATTACTGCAATGACACCCGTGATGACAATTTCGGCACAACATGTATTAGCACTTCCAACGTTTACGGGCTTGCCGCAATCTAGAGTTAGGGTCTTTTGCAGCTTGAGGAAATTTTTTCATCTGTCCTGCACTACGTGCACAATAAGATTTACGTCTGTTAGCTGCTTTGCTGCCCGGTTTTACTTTGCCCGTTACAGCAGTTTTAAGTTTAGATTTAGGATTTTCACGTCTATATCGTGCAACACCAGCTTTTGTCATGCCTGCGCCTGATTTAGTTGCCCTAAAATATTTTTTAGTTTTAGGTGGCTGTTTATCCTGTTTTCTTGCCATTACTAATAACCTTTTTTAAAGTTTTGGCTTGACCAGCGTGCAATTTAGACGCTTTTTTCAAACCTTTTATAACTT